GCGCCGGCGCGGATGATGTGCGGCTTGTCTCGATCCACCGCGGCCCATACCGTGTGCGTTAGACCCAGCATGTTGACGGCATTCAGCGTGCTGGCGCTGGTAACCATGACCGATGCGCCTGGCATGAACAGGACATTGACGTAATCTTTGGCAGTAATAGCCGCGGTCTCGGCCACTTCATCCCAGACAACGATCAGATACTCATTACTGTCAGACGCGTCAGTGATCGCGGCCAGGGCAGCCGAAAGGGTGGGATAGAGGGGGTCATTGGAATTTACGTTCAGGACGTTATTAGCATTCGTTAGAGAAACCCAGTCCGTTGTCGCGCCACCGTTGGTGATCTTGTGATATGCGGTTCCGCCTTGAAGATACTGGGAACCCAGGGGAGCTGAAAACCAGGGTTCTGCGGTCCCGTCGAGGGTTTTGCTGCCGTACCAGATCAATGGCGCGGCGCTCCCGGTCTGATCCAGATCATAATCGGGAATGTTTTTCACATCGTCGTTTCTAAGTCGCATTTCTCGCTCCTTGGAACCTGGGGAATCGGTTTGGCCCAATCCCCCAGGTTTTCTACCAAAGATCAGGTTCGATCACCACGACACAAATGTGCTCAGTTGTACCCGATCACCCCGCCGGTGATGGCGCACTCACCGCGGATGACGTACCGCTCGACGATCCCGAGGCCACCAAACCAGTACCACCAGAAGTACACAAACCTGCGCATGATGTCCATGCCCTGGGTGATATCGAACTCGCCGTACTGCCCGGTGCGTTGGCCGTAAACGCCCTTGATACTGTTGCGGCCCAACAGCGGAATCGCCCCCACGTTGACCGCCTCCGTGACGGCAGCCAGGTTGGCGTGGTCGAAGCGCAGACCAAAGCCAGATGGGCCTTGCCCCACGCCTTTGACGACGATCGTAGGTGTGGCGTCGATGTTGGTCACCTGCACCTGCTCAGCGATGTTGCTTTCCAACGTGCCGATGGTCAGGTAATCCCCGACCGCCACGCCGGTACCAGACGTGAGAATGATGGTCGTTGCGCCAGCGCTGACTGCGCCGTTCAGGGTAGTCGCCGCCTGGGCCACAGTTCCGCCGCTGAGGTAGACCTTCCCAAAGCGGTTCTTGATGAATCTGATTCCGGCCAGCAGCCCGATCTCCCCCTTGTACAGGTCCCCACCGACATCACTGCCCAGGTAATAGCGGGGTGACCTGAATTCCGTGAGCTTCATGAGCTCACGCGCCGTCTGGGGATTGATGATGGACACATAGTTCGTGCCATCCTGCGGTTCCATCCCCATGTTCTCGGCGGTCGCCACCAGGTTTGTCAGCCAGTCATAGGTTGGCAGGTCATTGGTGGTGTCCAGACCTGTCCGCGCCGTGGCGGACCCGGCGTACATCACCTGAGTATTCGCCAGGATGCCGTTGCGGAGCAGCCGGTCGACGCTCCGGGTTCGATTGAGGCCGATGATCTTCCCGAAAGCCGCCTGGGTCTTAGCGCGCGACTTGAAAGCCGCCAGTTGGGTCCGGCCAACGGCATTGCCGTACTCCGTGGGGGTCAGCGTGACGTTGTAGTCAGTCAATACCTGGGGGGTGACGTCAGCGTCTTCGGTGAGGGCCGTCAACGCCGGGTCTAGCTCGCCATAGGCCAGGTAATCATAACTGGCTGCATTTCCCCCGTCATTGGGGATGGGAGCTTCCCAGTCCACAAACTGCCCCCAGACCTCCTCGCCCGCGGCGTAGATCATCGCCTCTTTTTGGTAGTTGACGACCGCACTGTGAGTGAGGTCCGTTGATTTCGTGAGAGCCATTTTACACCTCGTTAGCCGCTTGTGCGGCGCTTGAACTCATTGAAGTTGATGCGCCCTTGATTGAAGTCCCTGATGGCTTTTTCAATGTCTGTCGTGTCAGATGACACTGGCGGTTGGCGCTCCTCTCCAACGTCTATGACATCGAACCCGCTCTGGCGCGCCAATTCAGCGAATCGTCGTTTGACGATTTCATCTACCTGAGTCGGCAAGCCTGCCAACTGTTTCTCGGCATCAGCAGCGCGCCGCTCCGCCTGCGTAAGCTTGGCCGCCAGCACGTCCTGAGCAAATTGAGCAGCCCCCTCCGGCCCGCTGTACTGCTTCTGAAAGAGCGGGTCTTTGGCGTCCACACCGGCCGCTGCAATCTCCGCAGCCATGTACTGCTCCCAGCGGCGCCAGCCATCCACGTACTGGCTGGAGCGAATCGCGGCCAATTGGTTGATCAACTGCTCCCGCGCGGTGGGATCCACCGTCTGGTTGATCTGGGCCGCGAGCGTCGCCTGCTGAGCGGCCGCCTCGGACTCGCGCCGCCGCGTCAACTCTTCTTCCAACTCGGCGATCCGGCGGGCTTTCTCGGCCGCGGTCTGATCTACTTTGCTCTTATATTGACGGAATTCTGTCAGGTCATCCAGGTTGACGGGCTGCGCGCCCGTGGCAACGACTTGGGGCTTGGTGGCGGCTGGCAGTTTAGATTCGGCTGCCGGCGCCGGCTGTCTGCCTGACGGCTCGGGGGTCTCAGCGGCTGACTCCGACGATGCATCCGTGTCATCGAGGATCACGTCATCGTCTCCTGGAATCTCCGCCAATCTCTTGAGGCCATCTGCAATTGTCTTGCGGGTCATCTTCAACTCCTATTGTACCACGAAATTAGGCGCTGTCAAGGGCGCATACTGGCGCGGCGGCAACGGCGGTGGCGTCGGCGCCCCGGGTGGGATGGATTGCAACATGCGACTGGCAGGCAACGCTGCCGTCTGCTCCTGGAACCAGTCTAAGAACTTCTGCAACATCTCCCACGCCTCGGGATTCTGAACTTGCCAGGTTTCCCGTTCCTCCGGTGTCATCGCGAACCACGCCCGCGCGCTGTGAATCACGTAGACGTCGAAAAGCGCGCCGATCAATGTCGAGAAAGCCGGATCAGCGGTCTGCATGGTATCGAATAGCGCGGTAAACTGCTCAGCCGACCAGGCCAGCCACAACCGCTGCTCGGCTGGCAGCGTGACTCCGGGTGTCGCGGCCGGTAGCCAGGAACCCGTCCCAGTAGGCGGGGCAGTGAGCGCGCCCACTGCCCCGCCGCTGGGGTACGCGCGCCCGCCGCTGGGGTACGTGCGCCCGCCACTGGGATACGCGCGCCCGCCACTGGGATACGCGCGCCCGCCACTGGGGTACGCGCGCCCGCCGCTGGGATACGCGCGCCCGCCACCCGTGTACCCACTGGGGGGATAGGCGCGCCCAGCGCTGACGCCGCCACTGTACCCACCCGTAGTCGTGGCCGGCGCGCGCCCGTAGATGAAGTCCCAGTACTGCTTCAACCTGGCATACTCAGCCGGGTGCTCTTTGGCGAATGAGCCTTGCGCGCCGCGGTAACCCCCTGTCTTGGGCAACGCGCTGTAAGTGTCGGCCCAGTACAAAATGTCGGCTCCAAACAAAGTGGTCGCCTCAGCGCGCTTTCGGGCGTACTCGGCATTGCCACTGGTATAGCCCGGCGACGGAACGACAACGGGCGGCGGTGAAACCGCGCCGGTTGGCGCGCCGACCGGCGCCGCCCCCACCTGATGATCCTGATAATCCCACGCTTCGGCCATGCGCGCGTACTCAGCGGGGTGCTGCTGCCGATACGCTCTGCGTTCTGTTTCATCCAGGCTCCCATAATAGCCCATCAGATCGAGAATGTCGTCCCCAAACAGCCGCAGCAACTCTTTGTTTGCGGCGGATGTGTAGAACTCCCGGGTAATGGCCTTAGACTGGCCGCCGCTCGCCAACCAGCCCCCCGGCCCAGACCACGGCCCGGGACGCGCTTGGGACGGCGTCATGGCCCCGCCGGGGAATTCCCAGGTTAGCGGAATCCCGTAAATTTCTTCAGCCCCGGGATACGGGACACCCTGCTCGTCGATAGCGCGCTTGGCATCCCAATACACAGCCAGAGCCGGATTCGCCGCCAGATAAGCCTTTTTGTCAACCCCCGGCCGGTAATAGCCGTCCTCCAGCACCCGCAACTGTTCGTAAGTCAGCGGATAACCCATCATCTGCACGATCTCAGCCGCGTGCCGGTTGCGCGCTGTATGAATCATGCGCGCGGCCTCGAAACGCGCGGCTTGTTCCGGGGTGGGCACGTCATATTGCCCGGCCAGCGCGTCGATCCCGGTGCGCCAGGTGGCTAACTCCGCAGCGCTCCAGGTGTCAGCCCAGGTCGAACGCTGGTCAGCACGATTGGGTTCCGACTTGACAAACTTGTCGTAAAGATCGCCCAAGCCAACCTGCGCCAGGCTGTCATAGCGCTCGGTTCCGGGGGGCAACCGGTCGATGACCATCCATGAGTAATCCTGCAGGCGCCGTAGTGGGTCGAAGATGCGGGCCATGCGCATCTCTTGGAACCCTGGATACTTCTGATCGAACTGCTTCGCCTGGCGGTTCCAGGCTTCCCAAGACAGGCTGTCGTACTGATCCGATAGCGCGAACCAGTCATCCCACATCTTTTGGATATCGATGTCCTGGGGGGTGCGCGCCTTGAAGCCCGTACCCAGGAAGAAAGAGGTCAACTGAGGCAATGCCCTGGCCGTTGCTTGCATCTGCACAGCCTGATCCCAGAACGGCCCCGCCTGTTCCGCGGCTGTCTTCTGGTATTCGGCGGTGCTGAGCTTGCCATCCAACCAGAGCTGTCTCAAGAAATAGGCCACTCTCCGCTTCTCCCAAATGTCCCCGCCCTCCACCGTGGGCGGCAGCGCGGTCCCGCCCCACAGGTTGGGAATTTGTTCCGGGGCCATCCCACCAGGTGGGATGAATTGCTCCGCGCCCGGGATGTGCTCTCTGGCTAGCGCGGTAACGGACCTGATGACCCGACTGAGCGGTGTCAAATAGCTGACCCACTGCGCGGCCGCCTCCTGGTAGCCATCCTGCCACAGCCTGGCTGCATACGCCCAGATGATGGGCGCCCACATCGTAGGACCCCAGTTGTTGAGTTGATTCATCGGCTCGCCCCCGGGCGCCCGGGTGCGTTCCCGCGGCTCGAATGGTTCGGAAAGCAAGTTGTTGAGCGGATTCAGGGTGGCTTCCAGGTCGAAATAGAGGTCGTGCCCGCCAGCAGAAATCCGCAACTGTTGCTCCCACCAAGGGGGAATCTCCGCGGTGGGATCTCCCGTCTGCTCGCGATATCGCGCCGTGTTGATCTTGGCAAGCATCGCCCTATAACGGGCGTAGTTGGAAACCAGGGCTGGATTCTTCAAAACCCGAATGGCCCAGTTCTTATACGTGAAGTCGTACCAGGTGATGTACGGGTACACCCAGGTCAACCACGACACGTAGTTGCGTCGGTGGGCATAGTCTCCCAGGGCGAAATTTCGCAACTGGGTAGCAATATCATTGGTGACCGCCTTCGCTTTGATCAGTTCAGGCGTGATGACGTTCTCTCCGATATCGCGCAGGGTCTGGGCTTGCGCGGCCGACAATGGCGACAGCGGGTCTGGCCCTAGCTGCGCGATATCATCCCACCACTCGCGGAGGGTGCGAGAGATGGCGGTACCGGCGCGGCGCCCAACGTCAATGGGATCGAGGGGATGGCTGACGATGCCGAGGCTGGAGTCGAATAAGCCCGGAGCAGCCCCTGGTGGGCCAGCATAACCAGCACCTCCCGCTGGAGGTCTGATAGCCCCGAATCGCTCCTGAAGGGCGGCGGGGAGAGCTTCGACGAGCTGGTCATAGTACGCTCCTTTCACTTTCAACGCCTCACCCGGCGTTGCGTGCAGGGCCTGCGCGGCCTGATTGCCAATGTCGCTGATCGGCCCGGTCTGATTCTTGAACGTATCGAATAGTTGCAGCAACTGATCGGCCTGACTGCTGATGCCGGCCGCCATCTCCCGGTCGATCTGGCCCGCCCGCTGCAGCGCCTCGGCATTGGCGGCCGCCAGGCCAAACAGGCGCTTTTCCTTGCCCAGGCGACCCCGGACATAGACATAGAAGTCCGCTTTTTTCCAAGCCAGCGACTCGGTCACGGCCTCGACGCCAAAGAGGGTCGCCTGAGTAGTAACTTGAGTCGGCCCACTGACCAGCGCGTCTGCCAACTCCGTAACCATGTCATTAGTGACGTTCCGGCCGCGCGCAATCTGCCGATCAATTTCCCGAATCAATTGCATCTGTAAGTCATGATCAGAAATCTTCTGGCCGATGATCACGGCCCGCTCGATCGGGATTTGCTGTTGAACGACCGCGGCAAAGATCGTATCGTTCAGGTTTGCCAGCGCGATGCCTTTCCTGACATTGCTCTCGGTGAGCGCCAGACCATTGCGGGTCAGCACGTCCAGGGACATATCGGCATCCCGGAACAGCTTCGCCGCGTCGATGGGAGTGCCCCGTCCCTCGGCGATGTTCTGCAGCGCTCCCACCAGCCGGGCTTCCGCGGCTGTTGCGGTCTGGATATAGTAGGGTGCGGCAATCTCGTCTACCCCAAAGCGCCGGGCCAACGCGACCCGATTGTGGCCATTGATAACGTAGGTCTTGCCGTCCGCTGGATCGACCCACAGCGACACCCCCCGGCCCAAGTCTGGATTCCACGCCGCGACTTGGTCGAACTGCCGCGTCGCACCGGTCGGTCCTACCCCTAGCTTATACTGGAACCGCTCTGGGGCCAGGTTGATGTCTGCGACAGCCACCGTGGCCGCCGTCCGCTGCTGGGCCTCCTGAGCCAAGTCGCTGATCAATCCTTGATTGGCCGCGCTCAGCTCGATGTTGCGGGCCTCAGCCCGCTTTCGCCGCTGCTCCAATGACGCGCCGCGTTTAGCCGCGGCCACTGATGGTAGCTCGCCCACCGCCCGCCGGTCAAGAGCAGCCGCCAAGGCGCTTTTTTCGGCCTGGGTCATGTCAGCCAATCTCGTAGCTGTAGTCGAGGTGTGCGCCCTGGCGAAGTTCAGCAACTGGCGTTCGGTGGGAACGCCAGCTTTCGTGGCCGTGGCAATGCCGGCGTCCGCTGCCCGTCGGATGATTTCCTGGTCAGTGATGGGCACAGGCGGAGGCGCTGCGCCGACTTCAGGTACTCTGACTGGCGTCGCCTGGGGCGCGGCGGGGGGCCGCTGAAACTTAGGTTGGCGGGTCAGCATTCCCGATAAAGCTGCCCGCTCTTCAGCCGTCAACTGGGTGACGTCCACCTCAGCCGGGAGTCCAGCTACAATCTCTTTGGCCGCTGGGGGAGCCGGAGCCGCCGCGCCAATTTGCCGCGTCTTCTCGATCAACCCGGTGTAAGCTTCTTCCAGGTCGGCGATGTGCGCCGACGCGTACGTGGTGGATAATTGGGCCTCCCGCGCGCGAAACTGGGCGTCGACCGCGTGCCACTCCCGCCAGACATGATCCCGTTTCGGTCCGGGTTTGGCAGCGTCCGATAGTTGCCAGGTCTTGCGCAAGCCCTCAGTGCGCTCTTTCAACAACGCGAACCACTGTTGACGATAGGTGGCCGAGCGGTCCAAGGCGGGACGGCTGAGATGAATCGCCTCGGCCATCGCTGCGTCGACCGCATCCAACTCCTGGAAGAGGCGGCGATAGTTCGTCAGATGCTCTTGCCACGTCACCTCCCAGACCTCCCGCTGTATATCAGGCGGCAGGCCGCGCGTCTGGACCCACGCAGCATCCATGCGCTGCTGGGCGGCTAAGGTGTAGCGTTCTGATACCCCGCGCACTTGAGCGTGCCACGCGCGAATCGGGGTAGTATCGACGGCGGTAGTCGCCTGGACTCCAGCGACCGTCCGGGTGGCCGCCGCCAATTGTTTGAGCTCGTCGATCGCGCCGGCCAGCTCGGCCTGGTCGTCGATGACGCCAATGACCTGGTCGATCACCTTGCCGACCGTAGCCGTGTCGGGCGCGCTCTCCAACACGCTGGCAATCTGCGTAGCCGCCCCCTCAGAGATATTATCCAGTGCATCAGCTACCGAGGTGGGCAGGATGTGAGCGAGGTCCGCCCCCCCCGCAATGGTATCGTCGATGACGCTGGCGACTTCCTCCGGGTTGAGCGCGTTCCGTAAACGCCGCAGCGCGTACTCAGTGCTGCTCTCCGGCAGACCCGCGTCGCGCAGGGCAGCCTCGATGCGTGGTAGACTGTTTCCCCAAACCCGCGGATGCCACTTCTCGAGGGCGCCCACGACCGCGCGTTCGGCAGATAACTTTTCAATCTGGGCGCCCAAACCCAACGTGCCCCGGCTCCAATCAGTATCGGCGAATATCCGATGGAGCGACGAAACCTGCCGCAACTTCGCGACCTCAGCAACCCCCAAAGCGGGAGTTTGCCAGGCCCGCCCCGCGCCCATGCCAGTCTTGCCCATCACTGGCATGGCGCCCCACCGGTCGAGGAACTTGTTCATGGTCGCTGTCCGCTGCCAGGGGACAATCCCGTCTACTGTCATGGTCGCCACATTATCGGCGGCATTGCGGAAGGCGTAACCCGGATTGACGCCCATGTAACCCAGCGACAACCAGTCGTTGGTGAAGTCCCGCGCCCGCACCAGCGTGTTCCGACTGGCTCCCCCAGGCAGATAGACGCTCTCGGCCGCGTCGCGCAACTTGCCGGTCAGATCAGCCGCGACAGCCAGACCCTCGACCTGGCCGGCCGCCTGCGCCCGGGCGACTATCTGCGGGATGTAGGTCTCGTCCTCCCCGACGATTTTGCGGAGGAGGACCGCCGTTTCCTTGGCGCGCCGGCTGGCCGTATAACCGGCGGTCGCCTGAGCCAATGAATCGGGGTCCCGCATGAACTCCGTCAGCAATCCCGGAAACTCTGTGGGACTGGTGTTGGACTGGAGCAGCATGATGACGTCCGAACTGCGGTTGACCAGCCCGGCCGCCTGCGAGGAGGGAGTCAACCGGAACGGATTGAGTTTGCTGATCAGCCGAGAGTTTTTCGCGCCGGTAGCCGCCATAGCCCGCGCTACGTCATCCACGCTGTCGGCGATGGGCTGGACAGCCTTGAGGGCCTTCGCTGCTCGCCAGGCATGATAGCCCTTGCCCAGCCAATTCCCCACCCAGTTGAGCGGGTCCCACATAATGCTGGTCGCCAACTGCTCCACCGGCCCAGCGTGCTGCGCCCAATATGCAGCTTGTTCCGGCGTCGCTTTGACGGCGGCGATTTGGGCCGGGACCGTCTGCCGCCACATGTCCCAGAGACCGATCTCACCACTCTCGAATTGCTGCCTGGCCCGCTCAGTGACCTGTACGGCGGCCTGGTATTGCGGCTGTTGTGCATACCACTGGCGCAGCTCTCTATGGGGCACCATCCCCCGCCCCAGCACATCGTACTCCTGACGCGCCCGCAGTTGCAGCAATTGCCACTTCTCCTGCACCGCCGGTTGGCTGAGCCAGGAACTGATACCCATAGACGGATAGGTATCGATCCGCGCATTGAGTTCCCTGATGCGCGCATTGATGACATCGCGTTCCTGGATGGCTTCCGGTGGATGCGTGCGAATCCACCCTAGCTGCGGGATGCCGATCACCTGCTGTAACGGCCACTGCGACGCCTCCAGGATCTTGGTCAGCGGCGGCTGGGCCACTTGCCAGGCTTTGCCGAGGAGCTTACCCAGGGGGTCCCAGACCTTCCGCCCGCCCATCAGGTTTTCCGGCCCCAACACCTCCCGTCCGGTCACTCCCGGATACGGCGCGGTCGGGATCGGGATCGGGGGTGGTTGACTGGTAATCGGAATGGTCGGCGCCAGGGTGGTCGTAGCTGAGATACCGGGAGGCGGCGCCGGTTGATACAGGGACACCAACGGCGGCGGCTGGTAGGCTGGGGCGGGCGGCTGGTAAGCGGGCGGCGTTTGCTGGTAGGCGGGCTGCTCCCAGGGTCTATGGTAGGCTGGGGCGGGCGGCTGGTAAGCGGGCGTCGCCTGCTGGTAGGCGGGCTGCTCCCAGGGCTGCTTGGCAGCTTTCTTTTTAGGCAAATCTGGAAATTCAATCCCGGCATAGACAACCATCTCAAATTTCCCCCATCTTCAAGAGCGAAACCTGGGGCGTCGGCGGCGGCTGATAGAGAACCCGGCCGACATAGTCGAACAAGTCGGATACTGTTGTCTGACGACCTAACACCTGGGCATACTGCCCGAATCCGTACATCAGTCGACTCATCTCGTCCGCGGTGATCGGCCGGCCGGTGCGCGATTGCCAGAAATTGACCAGATTCCGATAGTCACGAACTGCCTCATCAGCCCCGCCCCGCGCAGTTGTGTAGTACTGCGCAAACGGTTGAACTGCATAACCGAACCAGTTTGCATAAGCCCCGGGCAGGCCCTGGGCGTTGAAAGCCGTCTGCTGTTCGGCAGACGGGTAGTTGGTGATGGGCGGCTGAGGAGCAGCCACATTCGACCAGGTCCAACCTGGAATGGTCCCAGTAACGGGTGGGGGTGTCAGAATGTTACCTGGCATGAGCCTTCTCCTGCATCACGCTGGTCGCCTGCATCACAGCGGAGTACTGCTGAATAGACTGAGCGAGCTGCTGGGCGAACTCCGGGTCCTGAGCGGCGTATTCCTGAGCTTGCAGCAGGTAATCCGGCAGCGCCATCCCAGACTGGCGGATGTCCCCCAGGAAACCAGGGATGCGGTCTAGCCGGTCAGCCACAGCCTGGCCGATCCTGCTCATGCGACCTACCAGTGAGCGTGGCATTATGTCATCCCCAACGGCGGCGGCGGCGCTCCCGTGAGTTCATTGAATCCGGGAGGTGGCGTCATCGCAGCGATTTCCTGCAAGCGGCGGGGGTCCACTGGACGGGGCTGCTGTTCCGGTGAGCTAGGCTGGGGCATCATACCAGCCAGGGGCTGCACCTCTGGCGCTGACTGCGGCGACTCCGCCAGCAGGGCTTCAGGCGCCAGGCGCCCATCTGGCATCATTTTCCAACCCGGCGGCACGGTCAGTTGATCTGGAATGTAGCCCCGCTGGGCCGCCTGCTTGACGGCCTCGATTTGGGCGAACTGGGCATAAATCTTCTCGACCTGAATCCGGTCCAACTCTGCGGTGGCGTCCGGCACGATCTTGAATTTGGTCAGCGCCGTCTCGTGGGACAGCGTGCCCGACGCCTTGGCTTCCATCGCCATGCGCAGATTGGCCGCATCATCCTGCGGCATGGGGTCCGACAACGTGACCTGCACGTCGAAGTCGTCCCCCACCGCCGTAGTGTCCAAAAGCACCTGGCGCCGGACGACCCGGTTGCTCAGCTCAGGGGTGGTCGCCTCCCCAACGACCACCAGGTGGATCTTGTCGCCGACCAGAGGCGCCACTTTGTTCCGGGCGATCAACGCGGCCAGGCGAAAGGCGCCGGCATAGCCGTTCTCGATGGCATTCCAGATCGGCACCAGCGGTCGCCGACCGGATTGGGTTAACAAATTAATGGCGTAACCAGCCAATGAGGCCGGCATCTCGCCGTAGAGGGCAAAAGGAAACGTCCCGTGCTGAAAAGCCTGAATCCACAACTTGCCCAACTGGAAGAAGTCGCTGGGCAGCACGCCCCGTTGAATCGCTTGCAGCTTCTCGTTGGAGAAGAAGTAATTCAGGGCGCCCGGCGTGGTGTCCAGCTCTGGGCCACCTTCCACTCCGTAGCGGTCGGAAAAAATGGCCCAGGCATTGGTCACCGCCGCCCAACCCGCGGTGGTGAGAATCGAGAACCAGGTATTGAGATTCTCCGCAGTGGACTCTACCCCCGTCAGCAGCGGCCGAACCGCCTTGGCTTCGTCACGCCGGGGCGTGACGCGGGCGTTGGCGATCACGTAGGGTAAGCAACCATAACCATGAGGCGCCAACACGGCGCCACCAGCAGTCCGCACCGGCTCGTTACCCGCCCAGTAGACGCGGTACTTGTCGGTCCACAGCTCTGTCCAATCGATAGTATCAGACGCATGGTACCGTTCAGCGTCCCGCAGCACATTGGGGTGATAGCGGCGGATGGTCGAAACCAGCCGCGGCCAACGTTCCACCACGGTGGTGGGTCCCTCTGGCCCGTCTTCGATGTAGACCTCGCGGGGGTCGCGGCGTTGCAGGAGCAGAGGCGCCTTTACCTGGCGGTAATCGGCGCCGTCCGCCTGAATCGCATCCTCCAAGAACAGCACCCGCATGACCACCCGCGCCCGCATGGCCGCGAACCAGGCCATTTCACCCGTCAGGTTACGTTGCAGCCGTTTCTCCGTGTAGCTCTTCCAGGCCCGAAAGAACTGCTCCATCTCGTCCGCAGTTTGGGCCGCCTTTTTGGTCTCTCGATTGGCCGGAACCGTGATGTAGTAGTCCATCTGCGAGGCCAGGTCATACACCAGATCGACGGCATTCGTCGAGTACGGCATGGTGACAACCTGCACCGCCGGGTTGTCCGCGTCCTCGTCAGCCCCTGCACCCGGGGCCGGCGCGGTCTGGTCGTAGAGCAGCTCCAGCCGCTCGTAAAGCTGGTCCCGCTCCGCCGCCATTTCTATCAGGCCCTGGGCCTGTTCCCACAAGTCGTCTACGCGGGGCTTTTTGACCATGCCTCACCTGAATGTCGAACGCCTCGGCCGCGGGCGCTGCCTGATGGACGTGTAGAGGGGCGTGTTACCAGAACGGTTGAACAGGAGGTCCGCCCCCTGGACACGCCGGGCGCGCTGGGGAGCGCCGCCGGAACGCGGCGCGGGCAAGTCGCGATGGACTGGGCCATACCAGTGATACAAGAAATATGAAATGGCCTTGATCGCGTGGTTGTGGCGGTCAATGGGCATGTCCCGCTCCGCCTGAGTTTCCCGCGTGCGCGGGTAACGATATTTACCAAACTCCCGGAAGAGTTGCGTGAGACTGGGGTTGAAGAAGATGCGCGGCTCTTTCGTTTCAGGATCGACCAGGAACGTGCGCAGGCGCTCAATCCCGTCTGGAACCGGGACCGGATTCGCCGCCAGATGCACGCCACCCCGTTGCTGCCAAATCTCCACATGGGACGCCTGCGCTTGATGCTGTCTTCCGGCAACGTCGATCACCCCCCCCACCACGTTGCCCCACCAGGGCCGCTGCTCAGCGGCCAGGATCATATCGGCGGTAGTATACCCCGATTCATAAATTTCGTCAATCGCCATGACGGTATCGCCGGCCACCTGGAGAGCGATCACTGCGTAGGCGGTGGCGAAGCCGGGGTCTACCGCTAGATGGACAGATAGAGCCGGATCGAACGTCGCCCACTCAACGACGTGGCGCGCGTACTCGAATTCCTTATGCACCAACCCCTCTGGCTTGCAGGGGATGGCCCCAAAGCGCTCCTGAAAGAGGTCGGGCGAAAAAAGGGCTTCCAGGGCCAGAATTTCAGGGTCATCTCGACCCTGGGGGAAGACGGCCAGGTTCGACCAGGTGGGCAAACTGAAAGAACGGCCGTCTTCCGTGTTGGGGGCCTGCCAGCGCGCCCATACTTCCGGAAACCAGCCCAGCGAACCCTCGAAGGTCCCCGACATGATCACCCAGCCGCGCTTCTCGACCACGCGGCCCCTGCACTTTAGCCAGGCCAGGTATTCCTGTTGGGCCGCCTCTACCATCAGGATGCCGTCCGGCGCCTTGGACGCCAGCCGCATGATCTCTTGGCTCGTTTTCGTCTCGATCTGCGCGCCCCACTTGGTTTGCAGTTGCCACGGGCCGCGCCGGGGCATCATTGGGCGACTCTCCAAAGCGCCAATCCGCTCCAGCGCCTCCATGACGTACGTGAACTCTGTCCGGGTCTGCTCGTAGTCCGGGCCGACGATCCAAAACAGGCCCTCCGGCACATCGCAGTGCAAGAGCAGCTCCATTGCGCTGAAATACGACTTACCAGCCCGCTCCCCACCCGCGACCAGCACAAACCGCGCGCCAGACAGATGCGCGCGCAGTTGCGTCTCAGTCGGTTGGTAGCCAACTTGTCTCCAAATTCCCGGCAACACCATCTCACCCCCGCTCAACGCGCTCCCGCATCTCGAAGCGCCCACAGACCGGCCAGTGTGCTTTCCAGTCTGTCCCCGCTCCGCCTGATTGCCGCGTGAGAGCGCACTTGGCCCACGACTTGTTGCGGCTGTGGTAGCGCTGAAAATGCCGACAATCAGCACACTGCTGGCCGGCCGGGCCAGCCCCGAACGCCCGATGCATCTCCTGAATCCGGGAGGGCAATTCGGAGCCGACCCAGTGTCCGGCTTTCCCCTGGCCGAACAGGGCGATCACAATTGCCAGTAGTTGAGTGCTTCTACACATCAACCGCCTCCGCTCGTCGGCGCCGCTCAAGTTCGGCGGCAATCACCCCAATCTGCTGCGGAGCCACCTGCGCTCCTGTCAAACGCGGTTGCCTGACAACGGTGGGGAACAACTGCGTCAGGGCAGCATCCCGCATGCCCCGCGCCTGAAGCTGTTCGTAAATCTCTACAAAGCGCGCCCGGTCCGCAATTTCATTCTCGCTTTGGCAGAGTCTGATCCAGCCTCCCAGGGCGCGGACCGCCGCGCTCGTCAGGGGATTGCGGAATTCGGGCGCCTTTATGAGGTTTTCTCCCGCATAATACTCTCCACTGGAGAACGTTTCTGCAACATCACCCCAAGCCTCCAGGGCCAACTGCTGCGACTCTGGAGTCGTCACCGCGCTGCGTAGTTCGGCGATGGTAGGAAACCATTTTGAGGTCGCTACATGATGAATGACAGCAGTCTGGAGCGCCTCTAGCGGCAGATCGCCGAGCAGCTGTTTATAGAGCCGGTAGGTCGCCTGGACCTGCTCGGTCTCCAGTTTTACCGTCCAATACGAATACGCGGACGTTAGTAAGGCCCAGATTTTGGAGAACTCATCATTTTTTCGATCCAATTTTCGCCTTCCTCTCGATCCACCATTACAGCAGCCGCGACTGCCCGGGGCAGGTGCTGTAAGTCGACTGGAATGCCGGCCTTGTTTCCTGGTTCCGGGCGGGGAGCAGGTTCACCAGGCACACGACCGGCCAGGTAATACTCGTTGACCATGACTGTGTAGCTCTTGGGCGACCATTGTGCGCAGTAACCGGCGACCACGCGGCCCCAGCGCGCCAGGCTGGCCGTGTCATCTGTGACGCGTTCACAAATCCAGTGGATAGCCCGCTCTCGTTTACTGGTACCGTCCACTAATTTGCCGGTGGGAAATTTCCCGCCGTTGTCGATGTAGGCTTGAATTTGAGCCGGGAGCGGAGGAGAGCGCGGCGGCGTGCGGGTCTCTCTCTCAGACTCTCTCTCTACCCCTGACTCCTCTTGTTCTACTTCTCTTAACTTAACTTCTCTTTCTACTTCTACTTCTACTTCTACTTCTACTTCTCTTAACTTAACTTCTCTTAAGGCGGCAGCTTGTCGGACGTCTGCCGGATGACTGCCGGACGATTGCCGGATGTCCTCCGGCGCGGTGTCAATAAATGGTCGGTCAGATATGGGAGCAAGCCCAGTTGGAGTGCGGATGTAGTGCGGTGGTACCGGCAATGTGCTGGCCGGTTCGCGATCATAGCGCAATCCGGCTTGATTTTGGGTGAATGTTGGGAAGTAGAGAATTTGGCCCTCGCTGGAACTGTACGCGATCACCAAATCGAGGGCTTGCCATTCTTGGACCAGGGCATCGATGTCGGGCATGAGCTCGATGCGGCGTGGGCACACGCGCGCCCATAGCACGGTTGCATCTCCCAGGATCAAGCCATCCCTGTCGAGATGCGGGATGGATTTCAGGTAAAGATACTCAGCCTCGAGGCTGAGTCTGGCGAGTCGATTGTCTGTTGCAATGGTTGCATTGAGCATTCGGCCGCGAGCCATATCA